CCAAATCTATTTTTAATCACGTGAAATCTTCCTGTATTAGCTATTTTATCTTCAACCTTCCTACTCATACTCATTACAAAATCAGCTGTCATAACCTTACTGTAATCTTCAGCAACTTTATCAGCTCCAATCACATCCTCTTCAAGAGCTGAACGATTAGCTTGAGAAGCTGTCCAGATAGGTATTTCTAACTCACCGGCTAGTCCTCTCAAGTCTTCATAAATATTACCTAAAGCATGTCTTTTTTCCTTGAAGTTCCCTGTTGGCATCAAGATATCAGCATAATCAACAAGTACAACATCTGGTTTTGTCCCACTAAGTTCAATTTGTTTTAGATGAGCTCCCAATGTCTGTACTGAAGCTGCTTTCGTCGGAAAATATTTAATCAATAGTCTACCCGGTAACTTAGATATTTTTGAAGCTACGTCCTCTTTATGATACTTGATATTAGATGTAGTCACACCACTAAATATAGAATCATATCTTAATCCAACGTAACTTTCGTTCAACTCTAATGTATAATGAATTACAATTTTATCTTCTTTGAGAGCTCCGGCTCCTATAGCTTGTAAAGTCCAAGACTTACCTATACCAGCGGGAGCTACAATCACTCCTAACTCACCCACTCCTAATCCCCCATCTGTGATTTCATTAATTGTATCCCAAGGAGTTTTAACCGTTACTCTTGAGGAGTCCTCAAGTCTTAATTCTAATGATTCAATGTAGTCGTGTCCTAAATCTTTCGTTGTTCCAGCTTTCATAGCTTCATCTATGATATTTTTGATACCATCGTAATCTTTATTTTCTAATAAATCAACTGAATCTAATATAGCACTTTTTAACGTTTGATTCCTACAAAAATCAAGTGTTTGTTCTTGAACAAATTCTAAATCTGAAGCTTCTATGTTCTTCCACACATCACGAATTTTCTCGACGATACCTGATTTCAAAACATCATTATCCACTTCATCTATCTTGTATTTAATCACCTCTAATGTGGGTTGTTTTTTATACTGATAATAATAGTCTTTGATTGATTTGACTAACCACTTATTTGAATCAGAATCAAACATCGACGGATTTAATATATCACTAATTGTTTGTATAAATTTTACATCTCTTAATAAAGAAGCTATAATCTTTGATTGAAAAGATGTCCCAAATTGTGTTAATGTTTCACTCATTTGTTTGTTCGGCATAATGGTTTAATTGATTGAAGTTTGTTAGTAACCAACTATTTAAATTAGGTAACGCGGCATATAACTTATCTTCTAAAAACATTTTTTGAAATTTATATTTTACTAACCTATTGATGGGTTGATTTACTCTCTGTATTATTTTTGTTTTTGTTGAACCTGAAATATCAACATCGGATAACTGCATTAATCTGTAGTTTAATTCTATAACATCTTTAGCATCAGGTAACTCTGTAATAATCTCATCTATATTAACTATACGATTTTCCTTCAAAAAGGGTAATTTTTTTTGAATTGTTTTCAATCCTAGACCTCGTACACCTGATATATTATCCGACTTGTCTCCATCTAATACTCTATACCAAATATAGTTGTGAGATGATATACCATATTCGTTCAATACAGCATCCTCATCATACATTTTCTTTTTAGTAGGACTCCAGATTTTTATTCTTCCGTTAGCTAATTGTAAAAAATCTTTATCAGTAGACATTATAGTAATTTTTGAATCAGTTAAAACTTGTCTACAGATATAACCTATAGTGTCGTCAGCTTCGATGTTATCGTAGGATAATACTGTAACGGGTAATGTGTCTAAGTATTCAACCACACGTTGTAATTGCATAATCATATTTTGTTTTTCATCTTCTTGAGAAGCGAAATCATATGTACGATTAACTCTATACTTTGTTTTTCTGTTTTGTTTATATTCAGGATATAATTTTCTACGGCGGTTAGACCCACCCTTACCATCAAATACTATGATGACACGAGTAGGTCTAATCATATTTATGATGTAACCTATACTTCTCAGAAAACCAACTATTCCACCAACGTGAATACCATCATCGTTAGTAGTTGGTATAACACTAAACACTCTAATAAAAGTATTTAGGCCATCTATGATGAGAACTTTATCATTAGGTTTACCACCGTCTAATGAACCACCCTTTTTCTTTATTTCATCTAAAATAGAAAGATACTTGGCATTACTCACTTATTTCCTCTTCGATTACCACATCGTCAATACCAAAGTTCTTTTCATATTTTAAAACAACCTTTTCACAAATTAATTGATAACAATGTTCCTTAAATTCAGGGTCCTCTAATTGTTCGTTCCAATCTTTAGACTGAAATTTAATTTCGTTACCTTGATGGTCATTCATCGTATACCAAGCACCACCTTGTTTAACTAATCTGTGTTCTTTCATAACCTTTAACCAACTACCCGCGTCATCAATACCTGTCTCGAAGTAAAGTTCAAAATCAGCATGTCTCATAGGAGGACCAAGTCTGTTTTTAATGACCTGAGCTCTCATTTTCATACCAATTGTATTGTTCTTTTTATCTTTTATTTGACCTGTATTTTTTAACCTGATACGTGTAGAAGCATGGAAAGGTAATGCTTTTCCTCCGCTTGTTGTCCAAGGGTCTCCAAACATTACTCCAAGTTTTTGTCTGAGTTGATTTGTAAACACAAGAGCTATCTTTTGTCTACCTATCATTTGAGTTATCTTTCTCATAGCTTTCGATATCACGATAGCTTTAGAAGTAGCCCATCCGTCTTTATCAAACTCAGCCTCCATCTCAACTTTAGTTGAAGCAGCCGCTAACGAATCAACTAAGATAGTAACTAATCTATCTTTATCTGATTCACGTACTTTAGCAACTATCTCTTCAATAGCTGAAAAAATATCTTCAACTGTTTCTAAATGTAGATATAACATACTCTCAACATCTACACCGATAGCTGATAGAAACTCTGTACTGACGGCTGTCTCTGTATCAATATATACAGCTACACCACCTTTCTTTTGAGTCTCAGCTAGCATATGAGCTCCAAGTAGTGATTTACCACTTGATTCAAGTCCGTTCAATTCAGTAATACGACCTACTGCTATACCTCCGTCAGGTTTATTAGATATAGCTAAATCTAACATTGTAGAACCCGTAGATACAAAATCTTTTATATCCGTAGGTGTAGTATCTGTACCGTCAAGAAAGTAAGCAACTTTCATATCTTTGAATTGTTTATTTAAAGTATCAGCTAGAACACCAGCTAATTCATCACGTGTTGACATATTTTTCTCCAATTATAATAACTTAGGGCCACAATTGTGACCCTTGTTTTTTTTTCTAAATTAACTATTGAACAGGTCATCGAAAGCATCTGATGTTTGTTTAGCATCAAAACTATTCGATTTGTTTTCTGTCATAGGTGCTTTATCTTGGGAAGTTTCTTCTTCACTCTCTGATTCACCACCACTTAGGTAATCATTTAGAGCTTGAGTCAACTCATCATATGAACGTTCTTGATAAATCTCAGTAATTTCTTTTTGAGATTCTTGTATTGAATCAAGAACTGAAGCATCTTCAGTAATTGGAGTCTGGTTAGGTTTAACTCTGATTGATGTTGAAGGGAAAGATTTTCCTGTTTCTTCTGCGGTTTTAAACTCAACAGCAACATCACGTCCACTTACAGGGTCTGTGATATCACCATAGTCCGGGTCAGCTATCAAAGACAATAATTCTTGATAAACAGTTTTACCGAAACCCCAGAACTTAACACCTTGTGATTCTTCACCTCTCACGACAACAGGAGCAAATGTTCTCATCTTTGCTTCTATCTTTTTACCGAGACGATAATCCTCTTTAGAACCAGTTGATTTTAGTTTTTGAGCAAACTCTTCAATTGGGTCAGGTCTTCCAAATGAAACAGGAGAAAGATAATTCTTCCCACCTAAATCATAATGAAAATACAACTCGATAAAAGGATTGTCCTTATTAAATTTATAAGGAACAATTCTAACTATCTGTGTACCTGGAGAAGGTTTCCAAAGATTCGAAGTTCTAGTGTTAGTGGTCTGAAGTTGACCTAGACGTTTTTTGATTGCATTTAAATCCATTTTTTATCTCCTAATTGATTAATTTATTAATTGTTATTTGTTATCAGTTGTAACCGATACTCTTATAAGTATAAACTTATTTTCTAAAATACGTTTTTTTATTTTACATTCCAAGTAGTTGTATCTATTATGGAATAAATTCTTGTAGGTATTTTATTGACACCATTTTCATTTGTTAATAGTAGACAATTTCTGTAATTGTTCCAATCAACTATGTATGATTTATCAAGTTTACCTGCGTTGAGCTCACGAATTAAATCATTTAAAGCATTTATTGTGTATAATGTATTGGTATTCTTTTTTCTATGTAGTGATATCGTGTCGGGAATACCTTGCA